GCATCGATTGCCGCGATTTCCGATAGACCTCCGCGCGATATCGCAGTTCTGAAAACCCAAATGCGCGCCGTCATTGACCGGCTGGGGAGCTTGTAATGGCTACCGGAATATTTGAACTGCCGGTTGGGGTCTGGAAACCAGATCCGACTTTGACCCCGCAGTTGCTTTTCACAACCCAGAACGACCCATATCTTGCGTTCGATGACACCATCATCGAAAAGGTTTACGTGTCGCTCCGGGTGCCGTCAAACCGCGCCTCGGCTGACGTGCTCAAGATCCAATGGTCAAACAGTGTCAGCTCTACAGCAAACATAGTCTGGCAGGCGCAAATCTGGAAGGTAACGCCCAACAGCGACACCGATGACGCTATTGGTTCTGCGACGTTTGCGACCACGAACCTGAGCGCAGCGGATGCTGGCGTTGGAACACGGCAACTGCAAGAGATAGAGATATCGCTGGCCAACTTCGACAGCGCTGTCGCGGGTGACCGCATCCTGATTAAGCTATTTCGAGACGGCGCTGACGCCGGCGACACGATGACCGAGGATGGCTATTTCTACGGCGCAACGTATGAATACTCGACCTAGCCATGGCTAGAAACTTCGACGGGGCAGCGACCGAAATCCTCAGTGGTTCGTGGGGCGGCGCGAGTAACGTCACAACTCTCACGATGGCGTGTTGGGTCGACCTAGATTCAGAGCCGGCTAGCTACGGTGTAATGTCCGTTGCTGATGCATCTACGACTAACAACTACCACGCGATTTTGCACAGTAACACCGTTACCAGCGGTTCAATTGCTGCTGCGACGTTTACGAGCGCTGGGTTCGTTGCGTCAATTGGTGGGTTCGGGGCTCTATCCGGGGTCACGCATCTAGCGGGCGTGTGGAGCGGCACCTCCAGTAGAACCATTTATGCCGACGGCGTCATAGGCACTCCGGAGAGTTCAACGCGAACTCCCAGCGGCGTCGATACTGTCTCAATCGGTAACAGCGCCGACTCTACCCCCATCGGCGCCATGAATGGCCGCGCGATGTGGCCGTGCGTTTGGGACATCGCATTAACTACGGCAGAGATTGCGCAACTTGCGGCAGGCGTACATCCCTACCTGATTCACCCTGAAAGCATTCTGCACTTTTGGGGGGATATGCATGGCACGGGAACTGAGACTGATTTAATCGGGGCAGGCGACCTTACTGAAACTGGCACAATTGAATCGGCTGAAACAGTTGTCTTGCTACCGTTGGGTGGCCCACGATTTGTCGTAAGCGAAATCGCAGCTGCTGGCGGCACGACGCCACCACTTTTCTATCATCACAGCCACCACAACAGGGCGGCATAAATGGCACAAATTCTCAAGCAGTCGACCGCGGTGGATGTTTTGATTGGCCCCTTTGTGGATATCCTCGACGGTGCTGCCGCCGAGGTTGGTGAAAGTCCATCGGTTAAGCTGTCAAAAAACGGCCAAACATTGGCAGCCAAGAATGATGTGACCACCCCAGTTAGTGACGCCGACGGGTATTACAACTGCGAACTGGATGCCACGGACACCAACACCGTTGGAACGATGATCCTCACTGTTGCGGCGAGCGCTACCGCATTGCCAGTGCGCCATGAGTACCAGATTGTTGAGGAGGATGCTTATGAGTTTCTCTACGCGACTGGGTCTTCACCGGATGCCGATATCGCCGCGATCAAGACGAAGACTGATTTCCTTCCGAGCGCGACCGCAGGCGCTTTGGGTGGTGTATTTATTGCTGGTTCGAATACTGGGGCTACATCCATTACAACAAGCGGGGTTGCCGTATCGATAGTTAGCACCGGTGCGGACGGTGATGCGATATCTCTGAACGGCAATGGGACGGGTGCGGGGCTGAGAACTCAGGGTGGTGCGACGGGTGTCGGGATAGAGGCGCTCGGGGGTGCGACATCTGGCGAGGGCATTTCAGCGTCGGCGACCACGTCGGGTTCAGGTATGACCTTGAGCGGAGTGAGCAACGGTAACGGACTGCTTATTCAGGGTGCCGGAGCGGGCGAGGGGATTAGGTCAATTGGCGGAACGAGCGGGTCCGGCATACAAGCCGATGGACAGGGCGTAGGGCACGGGATCGCTGCAACAGGTGGGGCGACCTCTGGCGACGGGATTGTCGCGACGTTGGGCGGGTCGGGCGTTGATATCCGCGGCGACATCACTGGCAACGTGACTGGCAACGTGTCGGGTTCAATCGGCAGCCTTACCGGTCACACTGTCCAGACGGGCGATACTTTTGCCCTGGCGAATGGGGCTACTGGTTTTGTAGCAATCGATACTGTTGTCGACGGGATACAAACCGATCTGAGTAACGGCACAGATGGCCTCGGAGCGATCAAAGCTGATACCGCCGCCACTTTGGCAGACACCGGGACCACGGGCGTGGTGATCGCAGCCGCTCAAACCGTCGCCACCGTGACCGACGTCACCAACTTACATGCAAGTGCGGCGACAGCGGCGGCTCAGACCACCGCGCAGAACGATCTTGATATTGTCACTGGCGCTGACGGAGCCGTGTTGTTGTCAGGGACACAGGCGAGTGTCGATGCCATCGAGGTCGACACCGGCACGACCATTCCGGCATTGCTGCCGGCAGCCCTAGTGGGTGGGAAGATAGATGCGAATGTGGGAGCGATATCAGCTTCGACTACGGCAGCCGATAACCTTGAAGAGTCGACCGAGGCGATTATCCCAGGTAGTTCGGTAACAGGGACGCTCAGCACAACGCAATCGACGTCTGATCTCTCTGGCTTCCTCGACGATGAACTGATTGGCCGGACGATTATCTGGAAGTCGGGCACCGCTAACGGGCAGGCGAGCGACATTACTGATTACGCTTCGGCGAGTGGGTTGCTGACGTTTACGGCGATTACCACGTTGCCAGCGAACGGCGATTTGTTCGTAGTAGTGTGATTGTGTAAATGGCTCAAGTCACCCGCCTTGGGCTCTATGGCGGGCCACGCCCCCCACAAACTTTCTCCGTCGCGCCAACGTCGGCGGTTATCAGCGGCACGGTCACCAGCGCGACCGAGGCTGATATTGTCGCGGGCGGCAAAACCGTCATTATCACGCTCACGAATGACACGTGGGCGGCGGCGGGCACTGGGCCAATCGGCAGCACCGCCGACACTCAGGCAATCATCGACGGCATAACGTCGGCGCAAGCTGAAGCCCTTGGCTGGAATAATGAGGTCAGGGACAAGGAGGTAACGACCGCGGTTGTCCGGACATCGGCCACGGTTGCCACTATCACGCTGACCGCGTCACCGCTGTACGACATTACGGCGATTGAAACGATTACGGTCACAATACCCGCTGCGGTGCTGGTGACCTCGGCGATCGACGTGGTCGCCGCCCCGACGTTTACGATATTACTGGCTGTGGTCGTACCTGTACCGACGGGTGGAGGGGGCGGTGCGGGCGAAGCGAGACGGGGCGGGCCTCAACCACGTCGTCGGCGGCAAGAGGCCAAGGGCCGTAAGCCGAGAGATCCAAGTACGCGGACTAATTACGGCCCGACGTACCCTGAAGATGAGACTCCCGAGCCCGCTGAACCGGAGATAATTGATGCTCGCATTGCGGAGCTTGAAGCGCTTCAAGCGGGGTTGGTTAGCGACGATTCGAAGGTGGTAGCACTTGGTATCCAGCTTGAGGATATCGAATCAGAGTTGACAAAATTGTTGAAGCAGCGAGCGGACGCCCTCTTGCTGCTATTATTGTTGGTGGACTAAATGAGGATTTCAAAGTGAAGTGGAATTGTAACTATCAAAGTGGCGTGGATGGGAAGAAAGGTAATGATACCGTTCCCTGGAACGGCGGGCTGACCACCGGTCCTGACAAGGGCAAGAAGGCCGGCAAGATGAAGCCGGGTGGCCGGAAGCTTCGATCGAAGTCTGGTGGTATGTCCAGCACACGAAAGGGCGCCGGACACGGGTATTGAGCGAGGAAATCATCCTCCCGTATATGTTCGAGCCGCGTCCTTATCAGCTCTCGACATTCGAAGCGTTTGATAGCGGGATCAAGCGGCTACTGCTCGTTTGGCATCGTCGGGCGGGGAAGGATAAGACGTGCCTGAATTTGATGGCGCGAGCCAGTCAGGAGCGGGTGGGATCGTACTTCTTTTTTCTTCCGACGTATGCGCAAGGTAAGAAAATCATTTGGGACGGAATGGACTTCGACGGGTTCAGGTTCCTAAACCACTTTCCGAGGGAGCTATGGGCCGGTACGCCGAACTCGACCGAGATGAAGTTGAGGCTTAAGAATGGATCAATCTTCCAAGTGGTCGGATCGGATAATATCGATTCTATTGTCGGGACGAACCCAGTGGGGGTTGTCTTTTCCGAATTCTCTCTTCAAGACCCACGTGGTTGGGATTTTATCCGACCTATACTCCGCGAGAATAAAGGATGGGCGCTATTCAACGGGACCCCTCGTGGTCGGAACAACCACCTCTTCAAGCTTTACGAAAATGCGAAGACGAACAAAGAGTGGTTCGTAGAGAAGCTTTCCATCGAAGAGACGGGCGTGATGACTGAGGAGGATGTTCAGGCTGAGCGCGATGCCGGCATGGACGAAGAGCTTATCCAACAAGAGTTCTATTGCTCCTTCGACGGCGGGCTGAGCGGCGCTTATTACAACAAGCAGATGCAGGACGCTTATGAGGAAGGAAGGATTACGAACGTCCCTTACGATCCGGCGATAGCGGTCGATACGTGGTGGGACATCGGCATGCACGACTCGACCGCGATCACTTTCGTGCAGCAAGAGCCCGCGACCCGAGTGGTTCGGATTATCGACTACTACGAAACGTCCGGCGAAGGGCTTCAGCACTACGTGAAGTATCTTGCATCCCTTCCTTATGTCTATGGCGAGCACATCGGCCCGTTTGATCTGGAGGTCCGGGAGATGGGCACAGGCAAGTCTCGTCTGGAGATGGCGTATGGGCTGGGGTTGAAGTTCAACATCGCCCGGAAGCTCCCTCTTGAGGATGGGATTAACGCTGTCCGAACGATGCTCCCGATGTGCTGGTTCGATAAGGAGAATTGTAAGCATCTTGTCGAAGCATTGATGTCGTATCACAAGATGTGGGATAACCGTCACCGGGAATGGAAGGCGAAGCCTGAGCATGATTGGTCGACGCACGGCGCGGATACGCTCAGGGTAGGTGCGGTTGGGCGCAGGAATGCGCGGATACCCGAGCGTAAGAAGCGGTATGAAGTGAAGTACTGGAGCGAAAAATCTAAGCCTAGTTGGAAGGCGGCATAGTTATGGCAGGCGGATATCTCCCCGGCGGACCTCACGTACCCAGTGAGAAAGAACTCGATTCTGTCGAGGAGGTTTATCAGTACCGACAAGATTCCTTAAAGGTCCAGGGGGACTGGCGGGTCGAGGCGCGGAAGTCTTACGAGTTCCGAGATGGGAACCAGTGGGATTCTGAAGACCTCGCGATGCTTGAAGAGCAGCAACGGCCGGCGGTTACCTTCAACCGGATTTCCCCCATTCTCGATTCGATCGTCGGGCACGAGATGGATAACCGGCAAGAGATCCGTTACATGCCCCGGGGCCAGGGGGACGGCAAGCCGAACGAAGTCTATACCGCCGCCGCGCAGTGGGTGCGCGATCTGTGCGATGCCGAGGACGAGGAGTCCGACGGGTACCACGATGCGATCACCTGCGGTATGGGGTGGATTGAGACGCGGGTCGATTACACCCTGGAGCCCGAAGGGAAGATCGTGATGGAGCGCGTCTCTCCTCTGGAGATGCGTTGGGACCCGAACGCGCGCAAGGCGAACGTATCCGACGCGCGCTGGCTTTCGCGCGAGAAGTGGCTGCCGCTCGTCGAGATTAAGGACCGCTTTCCGGAGAAGGCTGACGAGATAGACACCGCGTCTGAGGTCACGATGGAACGTGAGTGGATGGACGAGCACGACGCGACCAGCGCTTGGAAGTACGAGCAGGATCAGAACTGGTACGACGAGAAGAACGATAAGGCGCTGCTGATCCACTTCCAAATTAAAGAGCTGGAGGAAGGTTACAAGGTCCAAGATCCCGCCTCCGGGAAAATCACCTCATTTACGACGGAGCGCTTCAACAAGCTGAAGAGCTTCTTGGATGCGCAAGGGATTGAGTACGCGAAAACTCAGCAGTGGGTTTACACCCAACGATTTATCGTCGGCAAGGTGCTTCTGAAAGAAGGGCCGACGCCCATCGACGAAGACTTCTCTTATCACGCGATCACCGGCAAGCGGGATGAAGAGCAAGGGTACTGGTACGGCCTGACCCGCGTCATGATCGATCCCCAGGAGTGGGCGAACAAGTTTTTCTCCCAGGCGATGCACATTTTCAACTCCAACGCCAAGGGCGGCGTGATGATTGAGAAGGGCGCCGTCGTCGATGAGCGCGAGTTCGAGACCGGGTGGGCGAGCCCCGACCACGTAAGCTGGCTTGAACAGGGGGCGCTGACCGGCGGGAAGGTTCAGGAGAAGAATCTGGGCGGGTACCCGAGCGGGATGGACAAGCTCATGTCCTTTGCCATCTCCTCCATTCGGGATTGCTCGGGCGTGAACCTCGAATTGCTCGGCATGGCGAACCGGGACCAGGCAGGGATCTTAGAACAGGAGCGGAAGAAGGCGGCGCTCATTGTTCTAAAGCCCCTGACCAATTCGCTCCGGCGCTACCGGAAGAATCAGGGGCGAGCGTTGCTCTCGTTCATGGTTCAGTACATCCCCGAGGGGACGGTTGTTCGCATAACGGATGAACAAGCGCTTGAGTTCTACAAGGATGAGGACGTTCGGAAATACGACACAATCATCGATACGTCCCCTTCCAGCCCGAACCTCAAGTCTGAAATTTGGAGCGTGCTGGGCAACATGCTCCCCGCGATGTTCAAAGCCGGGGTTCCGATGCCGCCCGACCTCATCAAGTATTCACCGCTCCCCGAAAGCGTTTCGGCGGATTGGGCGCAGTACATTGAACAACAGTCAGGGATGGCTAGCCCTGAGCAGATGCAGCAGATGCAAGAGCAGATGCAAAAGACCCAGGAAGAGAATAAGCAGCTCAAGGATAAGCGAGAGGAGCAACAGTCGCAGCTCGCCTTTAAGTGGCAGGAAGCGCAGCTTGACGCGTTCCTCGCTAGCGAAAAGCTTTTAGCGGAGAGCAAACGTTACGATCAGGATCGAATCGCCAAGATGAAGATTTCCGATGCTGATCGTGCGGCGAAGCTCATCGAAATTCATGCTCGATACGACGCTGAAATGGAGAAGCTTCGCGAATCTTGTAACTTAGAACGTGAAATTAAATCCGAGGATATCGCTAGTAAGAAGGAGCTTCAGGTCATTTCTCTGAGCGATGAGCGTGAGAAACGTCAGGTTGAACAAGCTATGAAACATTACGACGCAGCGAGAGATCTCCAACGCTCCGGCGACTCTAAACGAGCTGGCACTGAATTTGACAAAGCGTTAACCGTCGGCAATTGGCAAGTCGAAGGCGCTGAAAAAATTGTCGAAATGATGGATGAGGTGGAAGAGAACACCGGAAAGGTTGACGGATTAGCGGGGGAGATGGGTAAAAATGTCGAAAAAATGGATAGTCTCTCCGAAAAGTTTACAAATTTCCGCGAAGAGTCGGACCAAAGACGCGCTATAATCCTTGAATACCTCAAAACCCAAGGGGGTGAGGTTGCGGATATAGCAAAAAGGTTATCGTAATGGCAGACGAACCAAGCTTTGATTTGACTGAAAGCGAAATGTCGGAGCCGGTACAGCCGGCACCGGACGACAGTTCTCCTCCGGCCCCTGAGCCGAGCCCGTCTTCGATTGTCCCCGAGGACGGATCTTCGCTCTCTCCTCCCGATGCTCAGGGCTCGGAGGGGATTTCTCCTGCTGAACCTAAAGTCGATATGGTGCCGCACCAAGCGCTGCATGAGGAGCGTGAGCGCCGCAAGGACATGGAGCAGCAAGTCCGGCGGATGGAAGAGCGATTCAACGAGTTCCAAGCGAGGCTTCAGCAGGAAACGGCCCAACCTAAAGCGGCTGAGCCGGAGATCCCTTCGTTCGACGAAGATCCGGCATCGAATCTCGACGGTCGGCTAAGGATGCAGGAGGAAACGGCTCAGCGGCTCCAAGCGGAGACCACTCAGCAAAGGCAGCAACGCGAGAACCAAGAGAAGATCGTAATGTTCGAGCGGGAATTCCAGACAAAGGAAGCGACCTTTGCGGCTAAGACCCCTGATTATTACCAAGCTACTGAATTTCTGAGAAATAGCAGGTTCAATGAGCTGAAGAATCTAGGGTACCAAGAGCCCCAAGCACGCCAGATCCTAGATTCGGAAGCGCTCAACTACGCGATTACAGCAACCAACAACGGGGTCGATCCCGTTGAAATGTTCTATAAGGTAGCTCGTGAACGCGGGTATAAGGGGGCGGCTCCCGCGGCAGCGCCGGGAAATGTTAATCTGAAGGAATTGAACGAAAATATTGAGCGATCTGAATCAATGGGTTCGCGCGGCTCCACACCGCGTGAATCGCTTTCGTTCGATGACCTCGCTTCGATGTCGGACTCCGATTTCGACAAAGCGACCAGCGGGGATGGCTGGAAAGAGTTGTGGCAATGATTTGAGTCCGGACACCGGTCAGGGAGGAGGCTCAGAATTAGAGTGTGTGGTAAAGAGCGTCAGGCCCGATAAGCCTGAACTTGGTCATTCCGCAACAGCATTCGATGATATTCAAGAGTACCTGGCCGGCTGTCCGTGTTTTTGAAGGGCAATGAATCCGTTTCCACAACACGTTGTGGAAACTTCGAAGCTCATCGTTAACGAGCACTACGAGTCTACCCCTCGTAAAAGGGTTGTTCGGCGCACCGTCGTTAAAGGTGTAGGCAATTAGGTAACGACTAAGGGGTAACTCATGGCTAACACAAGTTATGGTGTCAACGCTCCGGAAGCCGTCAAGCTGTGGTCAAGAAAGCTATTTCGTGAGGCACTAAAGTCCACCTGGGCTTATAAGTTCATGGGCGAAAGCTCAGGCTCTTTGTGCCAAATCGTTACGGATACGCAAAAAGGCCCCGGTGATCGAGTGCGCTGCACGTTACGCATGCTGCTCACCGGCGACGGTATCATTGGAGATGGCACCTTAGAAGGTAACGAGGAGGCTTTGACGACGTTTACTGATGACGTTTTCATCGACCAACTCCGACACGCCGTACGTTCCGGCGGGAAGATGAGCGACCAGCGGATCCCATTCAGCGTTCGCGAGGAAGCGAGAATGGGGCTTCAGGATTGGTGGGCTGACCGAATCGATAGTTGGTTTATGAACCAGCTCGCCGGTTCGCGTTTGACTACGGGTCTTGGTCGAGTGGGTTTGCAAGCGGCTGAAGAACCTACAACAGGTCACGTCGTTCTTGGTACGATAACCAGCGGATACACTACCGAAACTCAAGTCGGGTCAGCTTCGGTCAGCGCATCAAACATTCTAAGTTTGGCAATGATCGACAATCTCGTTCTTCAAGCAAAGACGTTAACACCTCAAATTCGACCCATTAGAGTTGATGGGAAAGATTGTTGGGTGCTGTTCGTTCATCCTGAGCAAGCCTTTGATTTGCGTACCAACGCGACATCGGCGGGTGCCGGAGTGACGTGGCAGCATATTCAGCAGTCGGCGATGAAGGGCGGTGAAGTTTCCAATAACCCGATCTTTACGGGTGCGTTGGGGATGTACAACAACGTTATCATCCATGAATCGACGCGAGTACCACATGGGGGATCAGCGACAGCGGGCACTCTAACTAATACCCGCCGAGCAATTTTCTGTGGCGCACAAGCGGCAATCATGGGCTTCGGTCGAGGGTTTGGCAGTTCACGCATGAGCTGGACCGAGGAACTTTTCGACTATCGTAATCAGCTAGGCGTATCGGCAGGCTTGATTGGCGGACTGAAGAAGGCGGTATTTAATTCGCTGGATTACAGTACGATCGTTCAAGTAACTAGCCGCACCCGAGCTGGCGCAACATAGGAGGAAGTACGATGGCTGTTACTGCTACTGCTTCTTTGGCGTTGCCAGCAATTACGCCACATCGGCCGCATACGGGGACGCATATTTTGCAAGGTACCTACGATGGGGCGGGACTTTCCGCTTCGGGGTCGGGGATGCTTTTACTTGCAAAAATCCCACCCGATGCTTTGGTCACTGTTGTGGAAGAGCATTCTACGGGGGCGGCTACGCAGGTTTACAACGTAGGTATCCGAGCTGAAGCGGGGTCGCTCAGTGCAAGTGCGCTGACTTCGCTCAAAGCTGGGGGTACTGCGGGTCAATCTGTTCAGCATGGTCCGTACCAATGCGTTCGAGAGGAAACCACGAACGAATCGTTTAAGTATGTAACCGCAACTCTTCAATCGGGAACGGTTACCGCTTCAACAGCAATTCGTTATCTCGTGATTTACTCGGTTGCTGGGGGCCAATAGGTTCAAGTAATTTTCGCTGCTAAAAGGGGGCGCCGCGCCCCCTTTTCTTTAGGAGGGAATTTGATAATTAAACATTGGCTCGGCTTATGAAAGACCAACAACAAATGAGTTTTGAATCGCCGGAAGAGATGGTCGCTAAGGGTGCGGAGTTACTACAGTCCACTAACCTTGAAGATGTAAGGGCAGCTCGACGCATCTTTGAATTTTTCTTAGACAGTGACCGAAATAACGCCGGGGCTTTGTTTTCTTTAGGCGTGACTTATATGCGCGAAAGTCGTTACGGGATGGCTGAAATGCTGTACAGGGCAGCTTTAGAAGGGACCCCGATCGATAAAGAATTATCTTCAGCAGTCTATAATAACCTTGGTTGGGTTTATAATTCCGAAGGACGTTTTGAAGAGGGTCAAAAAGTCTTTAGGAAAGCTATTGAGTTAGATCCTAATCAGCCGGAATTCTATAACAATATGGCGACAGGGTTCGTCAATATGGGGCAACCTAAACAATGTCTTGAGTGGTGCGATAAAGCGTTTGAAATAGACTCAAAAAATCGAGATGGTTTGTGGAATTCAGGATTAGCGCATCTTGAATTGGGACATTGGAAAGAGGGTTGGGAAGGCTACCGAGGCGGGCTCACGCTTTCCATCAATTCAAGCCAGCAACGGAAGATTAGACACTATGTCGAAGAAGGCAAAGTCCCTTACTGGGAAGGTGAAAAAGGACAGTCCGTTGTCGTTTACGGAGAGCAGGGCGTTGGGGATGAGATCTTGGCGTCGTCAGTTTTCGAAGATGCTCGCCACGACATCGATATCATCTACGAAGCTCACCCGCGATTAGTTTCAATCATGCGCCACAACTTTGGTGATCACTTTCCAATTTACGGAACGCGTAAGGTACCTTGGAAAGAGATTACGTTTCCCCAGTGGCACAAGATTGACAGCCAAGCACCCATCTTCAACTTGTGCCAGTATTATCGTCAGACAGACGAGGATTTCCCCCGCAAGCCTTATTTGAAGCCTTTCGATAATCTGGTCGACAAACACAAATCGCGTCTCGAAAAGCTTGGAAGCCGGCCGAAGATTGGGATCAGTTGGAAAGGCGGGACGGTTATTACGCGTAACGATCTGAGGTCGGTCCCCGTTAAAGATTGGGAAGACTTGCTTCGTTCGGTCGACGTAGATTGGATAAGCCTTCAGTACGATAACGCCGAGAAGATGGGTTGGAACACCGCCGTCGCGCTGGAGTTTCAAAAGGAATCGGGCATCGATCTTAACCACGATTTCGATGTAGTCAACGATCTCGACGAATGCTACGGCGGGCTCATCCATTCCCTGGACCTGGTGATCTCGGTCAACAATTCCTTAGTCCACGCCTGCGGCGCCTTCGGCGTTCAGTGCTGGTCGCTCACGCCCTCTCGTCCCGCATGGCGGTATCAGGTACCGGGGGCAAATTCTTACGGGGACGATAAGATGATTTGGTACGGCGATCATGTTCGTCAGATCCGTCAAGTCGGCGACGATTGGGACAGCGTTCTTAACCAAGTTAAAGAAGAGTTAATTAGTCTTTACGGAAAGCGAAAGGCAGCGTAATGATCTCCGATGAATATCGAGCGCTGAACGCGCAGCTCCACCGCGACCGAGCGGACTACGGCAAGCACTCTTCGCGATGGGCACCCATCGTGATGAGCTTTTGCTCTCAACTAGAAACTAACGACGTTCTCGATTACGGCTGCGGAAAGGCCGAACTGAACTTGCACCTTCCTTTCGAAATCAAGATGTTCGATCCCGCCCTTGAGAAGTACATTGAGCCTCCCGCCCCAGCGGACATCGTCGTATGCACCGACGTCATGGAGCACGTCGAGCCGGAGTTCACCGAAACGGTTCTCGACGACCTGAGCCGGCTCACGAAGCGGTTGTGCATCCTCAACGTTGCGACGCGCCCCGCTATTAAGGAGCTAGCTGACGGGAGGAACGCCCACCTCGTGGTTGAGCCTGTGGAATGGTGGATGCCTAAAATAAGAGAGCGATGGGAAGTGCTTGAAACCCAAGCAACTGAAGGCGAATTTACTTGTACTTTGAGGCCCCTATGAATATTACTGATCGCATTGACGCGGTTACCAAGATCCCTGAGACCCATCTTTCCCCTATCCCACCCGCTCCGAAGTCCGTTAAAATCGAATGTAGCCCCCGGTGCAATTACCGCTGCGGGTTTTGCGCCCTGCGGATGCGTGACGAGCAGCCGAAGCAAGATATGGACTTCAGTTTGTTCAAACGGATTACCGGTGAAATGTGGGAAGCTGGGGTGGAAGAGATTGGGGTCTTCTTCCTTGGGGAGTCTTTCATGAACGCGGGCTTACTTGAGAGTTGTATCCGCTGGTGTAAGAAGGATTTGGGATTCCCTTACGTCTTTCTCACGACAAACGGATCAATCGCACCGCCCCATCGAATCGAAGCTTGTTTAGAAGCGGGGCTCGACTCCCTTAAGTTTTCGATTAACGCATACGACGCCGAACAATTTACTGAAGTGATGGGGGTAGCGCCCCGGTGGTTTAATAAGGCGCTTGAGAACCTCAAGTGGGCGAAAGCGATCCGTGACCGCGGTGATTTTAATTGCGGCATTTATGCTTCGTCTATTCGCTTCGACGGTGAGCAACAAAAGAAGATGGAAGCGCTACTTCGAGAAAGGGTATTTCCCTATGTCGATGAGCACTACTGGCTCCCCCTCTATTCTATGGGCTCCTTCGCTACTCAACGAGAAGAGGAACTCGGCTATAGGCCCATTGCCGGGAACCAGGGGCGTATCGGAGCCTTGCGAGAGCCTTTACCTTGTTGGAGCGCCTTTACTGAAGGCCACGTTCGGGCCGATGGACATTTATCTGTTTGTTGTTTTGGAGCTTCCGACACCTTTGACATCGGAGACTTAAACACGATGAGCTTCATGGATGCTTGGAATTCAGAAGCGTTCACCGAGCTTCGGCAAGCGCACCTAAACAAAGATGTTTCCGATACTGTTTGCGAAAATTGTGTCGCTTACCAAGGTTGAAATAATGAAAAATCCAATCCGAGTTTTTGTGGGGTACGACCCGAACGAATCGAGTGCCTATCACGTGCTCAGTCATTCGATTCAGAAGTACGCTAGCTCGCCAATCTCGATTACTCCCATCAAGCGGAACCAGCTTGAAGAGATCCACACCCGCCCAAGAGAGAAGCTCCACTCGACAGAGTTCTCCCTGACCCGTTTCTTGGTCCCCTACCTTTGCAATTACACGGGGTGGGCGATCTTTATGGACACCGACATGCTGGCGCGGGCTGACCTCAACGAACTCTACGAGATGCGGAACAGCGATTACGCGGTCATGGTGGTCAAGCACGAGTACACGCCGATGTCTAAAACTAAGATGCTCGGTAATAAGCAGACGAAGTACGAGAAAAAGAACTGGTCTTCGCTCATGCTCATGAACACTGGCCGATGCTATAAACTAACTCCTGAATACGTCAACTCCGCTTCTGGTTTGGAGCTTCATCAGTTCAAATGGCTCGACAGCGAGGGTCAGATCGGGGATCTACCTCCGGTATGGAACTGGTTAGTAGGGGAATATCCTTATAATTCAAAGGCTAAACTCGTCCATTACACTTTAGGAGGCCCCTGGTGGGACGACTACTTCTGCTGTGATTATGCGGACGATTGGCGTTTAATGCTGGATGACCTTCTTAACGAAAAGGGAAATCAAAGTGCCGCGCAGACGAGACGCTTATCGGATAAAAAAATTGGAACTAAACCGGATTCCAAGGCCCGTTATTCGCTTAACGAAAGAGGAAGACAGGTCCTCGAATCCATGCGTCGTATCGGCAGTCCCCCCTCTTAATAAGGAAGTTCCCATAGGAGTTTGCAAACATTGTCTAAAATATGTCGGAAGGGGTAAGGCGATGCACGAGAAGTATTGCGATAAGCAGGTCCCCGACGACTATTATCCTGAAGGGGTACCTGAGTACCGGGGGAGATTATCAACGGGTCACCGCTCCCGGAAAAAGTGGTGAGGAGGATAGGGCGTTGAGTGACTTCGGAACAATGAAGGTTCGAGTTTCCAAAGAAGTGAAGCGAGGCGAGATCTCTGCTTCCGCTTCGGCCGTGGGCAAGGCGGTTATCGGAGCAATTGGGTACTTCGAACGTCGGCGGTTCGCTTGGAATGAGTTCCAAGGAGCGCTCAAGACAACTGTTGCCAGCACGACCGCGGTCACGCTTTCCGTAACCTCTGCCCCTAATATTCTGAGCCTAGATTCCATTCGAATGATAATCGGCACTCGCGATTACCCCATCATCCACGTTACTTGGCATCGAATTGAGAGTATCGATTCTGGTCAGTATTACGGATATCCGGAGATGTTTGCGATTCATTCTAATGAGGTCAGGCTCTATCCTCCGCCCAATGATGCTTACGGTATGCGTTGGGCGGGGCTGTTCAAACTGGATGAAGTTAGCTTAAGCGCGTCCACGGGTGCGACGAACAAGTGGATGACGGACGGTGAAGAGATGATTCGGCTTCGTGCTAAAGCCACCATCTTTCGAGATGAGCTGCGTAACCCCAACCTGGCAAATTATTTTTCTCAAGAAGCGGAGCGAGTGTACGGAGAGCTAATCCGTGAGACGGTCTTCAAAGTGTCCAGCCACCGAGTCTTACCGACGAAGTTCTAATGGCCGTCGAACTCATCCTCATCAATCGGACGTTCGATGCCGACGTCACGGGATGGCAGATGTTCACCGGGACGGGGACCATCACCCAGTCAACGGGGCATGTGGTGATGACCAACGTCGGAGGCGGTGAAGAGGCGGTTGGGCAAAACGACCAGAACATCGTCGTTGTTTCCGGCAGCCAGTACACGTTCACCGCCGATGGGTTTATTGGCACTGCGGGCTCTTGGAATATCGACGTCGTTGGAGTGACAACGTCGACGGTCTACTCTTCGTCGTTTGAAGAGATTGACGGCTCAGTCAACGATACTTTTACCGTCACTGGGGACGCGCTGCTCAGAATTGAATTCTCCGTAGGCGTTGCAACCGATACGCTGACCTCAGAGTTCGACAACTTCTCACTATTAGGCCCCGACCCGGTCGTAGCGACCGCGGGACTTGGCGGCGGTGAGCCCGGGGGGCGAGGGCGAACTTCCTACGGTGGGAGGAAGCGTCCGCCAGCGCCGCGGCGTGGGAGAACAGAAAGGGATACAAAATTCCGAGGGCGCGCTCGCCGGAACCAGGGGCCGACGTTCGAGGTTTCGGTTACTGGGGATGAATCGCTTATTCAGATCCGAAATAAAATTGAACTTATCGACATAGAGATTAAGTATTTAGAATCAGAATTTGATCGGTATACGAACGAAAACCGAACCGATGAGTTTGACCACGAGAACTATGCTCAGGAAATGGCTCATTTAACGAACTTGCGTGCTAAGGCATTAAGCCGCCTTAACGATTTCGGAAAGAGTTCCTGATATGCCTTACCAACCGATTAAAGGCTTCGCTCCCGATGCCGATCCTTCGGAGCCGGGTGTGCTCACGGACTGTAACGCGCTACTCCCCACGCTAAATGGCGTCAAAACGATCCCTTCTAATGTTGATTCGGATTTTAGCGTCATCGCTTCGACCGCAGCTTCGGGGGCTTCCGTTACGAAGCTCGACGGTACGAATGAGATTTATGTCGCTACTAAGGGAACGACCTCTACGATTTATAAGTTGACGTCGACAACTTGGACAAACTTTAAGAATGGCGGCGGGACGTACTCCGCTAATAGCGCAGCTCAATGGACCTTCGCTCAGTACGGAGACATCATCCTCGCTGCTCAAAAAGGCGATAAAATTCAACGAACTTCGACGGCTACGGCGTCGTTTACTTCGATGTCAGTTTCAAGTGGGATGTTCAAAGCGCGCATCGTCGAGACCGTGCTGGACTTCGCGGTTGCGTTCAACATCGACGATTCAGATCTGACCGGCCCCATTTACGGGGATGCGCCCGACCGCTGGTTGTGCTCGGCGGCGGGTAACGTCAGCGATTGGACGACAAGCATCGCGACCCAATCCACTTCGGGGCGATTGACCGACTACCCAGGAGAGATCACAGCGGCCAAGCGCTTGGGATCGAACCTCGTCGCGTACAAACAGCAATCGATGTTCTTGGGCCAGTACGTCGGCGTCCCCGAGGTTTGGCGGTTTCGGGCGATTCCAGGGGATGGCTTGGGCACCTGGGGACCCTTCTCCGTTGTCAGCATCGAGACTGCGCACCTCTTCTGGGGGTTCGATAACGCGTACCTCTACGACGGTACGCGGCCGATCCCTATCGGAACAAACCGGGTAGCGAAATGGTTCTTTGAGAATCTGAACATCGCCGAAGCCGATAAGATGATCGGCTACCATGACCGGCAAGAGTTCCGGGTCATTTGGTACTTCCCTTCCGGCGCCGATGCAACCTTAGACCGGTACGTCGCCTACAATTATCGGTCAGATCGCTGGGCTCAGGGCGGTGGTGGTGGGTTCCCCTTAGATGTTCAAGCCGTCTTTGAATACCGACCCACCTCGGTAACTTATGACGGACTGAATACGCTCTACGCGGCGACGGCGTATGACGACTTACCCGCTTCGTCTTACGACGATTGGGTGCCTACGACCGGCACTCCGGTATGGGCGGTTGTCGAAGATACCTTTGGGTCGAACCGGCTCAGGTTTGTTAACGGGAACCCTGGGATTGGCCGGCTAACAACCTGGAACATCGGGACGGACGACAAGATTACGGTAGTCGATCGTATCCGCCCACGATTCAAGACGGCCCCCACGATAGGGCTCCAGCAATACATCTATTCAGATGTTCACGGAGGGGACGAGACCACGCTTAACGGTATAGCGTCTCTTTTCCGGGGTGGGTTTGATCGCGTCCATGCCGCACGTTGGCAGAAGTTTAAGCAAGAGTACGTGGGAGAGATGGAGCTACTAGGCATCGATTACCGCGCACAGATCGACAGTGAAGAGTAATGGCGACTACTCAAAGCCTCTTTACTGATTACCGAGTGCGCCGGGGTGGGCCGCGTTTACAAGAAATTTTCCTTCCCGCTGAAGGAATTGACCCCCACGTCCGTCGGGCACTGACCGATTACCTCACTGACATTACGAACCGAGTTAACAACCTTGCGATATTCCCCTACGGAATTGTTAACGCTCAAGATGACTTCGGGGCAACGGGAGACGGCGTTACTGACGACACCGCAGCGATCCAAGCGGCAATTGATGCGGCGTTTGATACCGGCCCGCATACCAGAGTCTTTCTACCGCCGGGGGATTACGTAACCAGCTCGACGATATTTCCTAAAGGTGTGGCGATCATTGGATCGAACTTATCGGCGCAGCCGACCGAAGGATCGTGGCCAACGCAAATCAGACCTAACATTGCTAAAAGCACTGAGGTCGTTGCGACTGACATTACCGTAGCGCAATCGACATTGACCACAGCCGGCGCGGTCGACTTTTCCGTTTTCTCGGATAACGACATCTTGCTCGTGCGCGGCGGAACTGCCAACGATCACAAAGTGGTGACCGTCAACGGCTCGCCGTCGACCACCGTCATCACGGTTAATGAGGCGACGAACCCTGGCATCTTAGCCACTGAAGCGGCCAGCGCCAGCATCACGATCAGTAAATTGACGCCGGTCTTTGAAGATGGAAAGGACATTCAGTCGAGAGCGAGTGCGGACGGGACGATTTTCCGAGGGGTTGCGATCGTCGGGCAGGCCACGACGGCTACTAATTGGGGGACGGTAATCGCCGATGAAGATCTAGTCGTCGGTTATAAAGGCGGACTCTGGAGAGATATCACTACGGAGCACAACACCCGAGGGGATTACCAGCTTGCGGTCCAAGGCATAGCGGCCGGAATGTTCCTTACGGGCTGGCAAAGCCACGTCGATTTTTATTCGCAACTCTGTCCGATGGGTTTTGCAGGTTCGTCGCTCAATGGTGGGACGACACGCGTCGATGGCGATAAGAATGGGGATGTGCGTTACGCCGACATCACCGGGGGAGAATTGTATACCCACAATCCCGGGGCAGATACCTGGAGAGTTCGGCAAGATTCGTTTATCGCGATTAACGGCATGATGATCAATTGCCGCGCCGAAGGCACCGCAGCGACAACACGACATCTTGATTTCCGCTTCCTCCGCGGCTGCCTTGTCATGCTCCACACTTCGGGCGCGGGCGTGTTAACCGAAGCATTTGTGAACGCTCAGGACTGCCAAAGCTCTATATTCCTTGGCCGAGTCAATCCGGCAACTAGTGGCACCGAAGTTAATTTCTCAGGCTCAGTTGATGATTGCATCAACCATATCTACATCAACGGCAGTATTCCGACGGGATCGGGCGCTGAGCGCTTCGTCTACTCTGATGGAGATACTGGTGGGGCAGCTTCAGCGGGATCGGGTAACCAGTACGTCGAGATGAACGTTGAAGGGACGGTATACAAATTCCTTCACGACGGGACGGTTTAAGTGGCGTTTGAGTTGGAGTACGTCGCCCCTGAAAACTTACGAAAATGGTGGGGGACGGTTCGCGAAGGATTATCAGAATGCTTAGTGCATGAAACTCAAGATGTTTTCCAAGAGGACGTTTATTGGTTACTCAAAACGCATCAAGCTACACTTTATATAGGTCTTGAATCCGGTAAGTACCTTGGGTTTGTCGTATTGAACCAAAGGAACGATCCCTTCAGTGGCCGTGTGAGTTTGAACATCTGGTTTCTGCATAGCGTAAGAAACGGCGGTAACATATTGGCGGAAGGCTTGGCGCACATTGAACAGTTGGCTGATAAAATAAACGCTACAACGATTACGTTTCGGTCAGACCAAATGTGCTTCGAACGCTGGGCTAAACCATTAGGGTTCCGGCTTCACGAAATTGAATTGATTAAAGAGGTATAGGCGATGGGTAGTGGTGGAGGCGGCGGCCCGTCAAGTCAGACGACTACTTCGATCTCAAAACCACCTGAGTACGTCGAAGAGCCTGCCAAGCGGTTTCTATCGCGGGCCGAAGATCTCTCCCAAACACCGTACTCCACCTACCAGGGTCAACGGATTTCGCCACTGAATGCGGCTCATCAACAGGGGCTTCAGTCCGCGCTTTATACCCCCGAGGTCAATCAGGCCCGGAATTTGAACGCGTACACCTTGGGCGGGGGGTTCCTGAATTCGAACCCCTACCTCGACCAGACGTTTAACCGAGCGGCAGATCAGGTCCAGTCCCGAATGTCTAACGCCGTGGCCGGGAACAACCTGACCAATACCGGGGTGCAAGAGGTCTATAACCGAGGGCTGAATGACCTGGCTACCAATATCTACGGGGGGAACTATTCGCGCGAACGTCAGCTCCAGCAGCAAGCGATCCCAGGTTCAGTCGCCATCCCCCAAGCTCAATCGCAGCTCCAGCTCGGGGCGGGGGACATTATGCGCGACCTGAGCCAAGCTAATATCAATGAAGCTATCCGAAAGTTCGAAGAGCAACGACAGAGCCCGTACGCGAATCTCGATGTCCTCGGACGCGCCATAGGCGCTTCGATGGGCAGCGGCGGTTCAACCGCGACGACCTCACCGGGGTACTACCAGCCGTCGTCCACGGCGGGGATGTTAGGAGGCGGGCTCCTGGGATACGGCTTAGGACAAGGGTTCAATAACCAATACGGTGGACCAATAGGCGCCGGACTCGGCGCGTTGGCCGGAGGATTCTCAAGATAATGGGTGGTTTCGGAAATAAAGGTACAGGGGGACAATTCCCGAGTGCGGGCGGCTTATTGCCCCACGAAATTCTTGCCCAAAGTCCCCAATTGGGATTAGATCCTCATCAAGGGGGACCTGCTGGTGGAAATCCCATTGTAGGAGGCCCTCCTGGCGGAGGAACCCCCGCGACGGGCGGAATTGTTCCCCCTAATGTGGGCAACTTAGTGCCTCAAGCGTTTCAAGCGCTTGGGACGAATCAGGGGATACCCGATCTCTTTCCCTTCCAAACCCGGGACCAATTCCAACAGTCGCCGGTTGGGCAACTTATCGACGCGGCTCCTCAAGCGGGGCTGCCTGCAGCACAAACCCCCGCACTATCGCCCGCAGCGGCGGCAGCAGCAGGGGCACCTGGGGTAGCAGCAACACCCGCAGCAGCGGCGCCTGCACCGGTAGCGCCTGCGTGGACTCCCAACATGGGGATGTCAGCGGCAGGCTTGACGCCTGAACAGCTCGCGGCTCGCAACGCATATTTCGCTCAACGACAAAGCGGGAATTTCTAAATGGGCAAATCAGCCGCATTACCACTGGCTTTGACCGCAGGAGCTTTCGCCGCCCCCTTTATGTTCCCCGCCTTGGGCGCGGCTGGCGCCGGTGGGGGCTTAGCGGGGGAGCTGGGTGCTATCAGTGCAGCCGGTGCCGGCGCGGGTGGCGCAGCGCTGCCGATTGCTGGTTCAGCCGCCGGCCAACTGGGGTTAGGGGGTATGATGGCGCTCGCTCCGGGTCGGCTATTTGGACCGGGTATCAATAGCGGGTTAGATTTCCTTGGGAGCCCCTTAGGAGAAATTGGGACCGATTTATTCACTTCAGGGCTAGGAGGTGGCGGTGGACAAGCTTCTAATCAGGCAGCCCCGGGCGGTTTTTCGGCAGCACCCCTCGGAAATCCGAACTACGCCTCGCTGGCGGAAGCGGCTGGCCAAGGTCGGGCGGGAGCGCCTCCGGGCTACCAAGGCCAAATTACGCCGGATATGCTCGCGTTCTTAGGCGCACAGGGCGGTGGCCTCAGTCAGCTCCCCGGAGCAATTCACCAGCAAACTAGTGTGCCGGGGATAGCGTAATGCCGACGACAGACCTAGTTAGCTTAAACGCTGCTACGGCGGCGAGTAATACCCCGGCAGGGACCGATGTCGTTGGCGCTACTTTAGATAATCATCTCCGGGGGATTAAGAAAAACGTCGGTAAAGCTGGCCGTTGGCTAACGAGTGCGACTATCAGCGTCGCCAGTACGACGTTGGCGGATGTCGATCTGAAAAAGTTCATGCGCTTCGACTCCACCGGAGGCGACAAATCTCTAACACTAGTGACTGCCGCCGCTGGCGGATCGGGCTGGGTTGTTGGTATTCAGAAGTCAGTCGCAGCGAACAAAGTCTTCATCAATACCGTCGGCTCCGAGACGATTAACGGCGCCAGCACCATAACGCTGACCGGCAGCGGGCAGGCCGTTACGGTTGTCTGCGATGGATCTAACTTCTTCATCAAGGACAGCCACGACACGGTCGGAGTTAAACAAGTTGTTCACAGCCGAGTTATTTCAGGGCAAGCGTTTACCAGCGCGGTCCCCATCGACGGGACGATCCCCCTCGGTACGGAAGGGTCCGTAGTCGCGTCCTCAACCGCATCCATTACCCCTTCGAATGCCAACAATACATTGATTCTGGAGTTCACTGCACTGGTGTCTAACGCCACGGCAGCGGCTTCAACGGTGGTATCGATTCACGACACCCGAAGCGCGACAGCAAGTTCGACCGCGATTATCAGCGCCGTCCATACCTCCGGTACGGCCAAAGAAGCTTCCGTTATTACTGGGAAGGCTACCGTAACCGCCGGCGTTACGACCGCGGTCACTTACTACTTGAGGTGCGGAGGGGGCTCAACCACCGCACGTCTCAACGGTAACGCCGATGCGACTGACTTCTTCGGTGCCGCGAACCCGACGTCGCTGACTATCACGGAGGTTGGACAGTAATGCCTCTCTTTGAAGGTAAAAATGTCGGGATGTTCCCGGCCATCGCCGGCTTGAGCATGCTCGCCGCTAACCAACCGCGGCCCGCCAGCCAAGGGCCAGTCAGTTTTGGTTCAGTCCTCGGGCAAGGCGGGCTGAACGCGTTCAAATATATGGAAGCGCTGAAGGCGGCGGAAGCGAAACGGGAAGATAAGAAAACCGCTCGGGAAGACACTAGAAATTTCCGAAAGGAATCTATTGATCTCCGTAGGAGTACTCTTGAAAACCAAAAAAAGAAAACGAGCGCTTACTTAAAGAGCCTCAACAAGCCGAAGACAATAACGTCAGGTGCACTGACGGGCCTTTCCACGCGAGACGACGGCGTCATTATCGATCCTCAAACGGGAGGCGTCATCGGACCCGAAGAGATTAAACGTCGGGTTACGAATGACAGACTAAAGGGTCGTGGAGGACAAACAAACACAGCGTTTCTTCCGATTCCAGACCCCAACGACCCTAATAGGTTTCTCTTGGGCCGGTTAGTTGATGGGCAACTTCAACCTGCCACTATGAACGGAGAGCCTGTCCCGGCGGTCGGCGCAAATATGGCCGCTGAACGTTTAGATATTTCGGCTGCGAATTCACGAACCGCGCAAGGGAACCTTAAGCAACGATCAATAGACAATCTCATCGACAGCGCTAAGCAATTATCGATGCACGTCAAACGGTTCTACCCGAAAGGAGCACCAAAGCTTCAAGCGATTGAAAATTGGTTGGGAGCGAAGAAACGAGGGACCCGAACCAGTACGACGCACCACTCTCTCATGCTGGCGTACCTACACGCGAAGTACCCTGACGATACGACCTTCAGTCAGGATCAAATCGACCAAGTATATAGCGAGCACGGTCTTGTCGAAGCAGTGGGAACTTCCCTCTCCGGGTTCTTCGCCGGCCGTCCGCAGCTTCGCGAAGATGTCGTTCGAAATATGGAAGATTTTGTCGTCGATTTCCAACAGAACTTGCAAAACAGAATGTTGACAGCGGAAGCTCAATTCACTGGGAATACGGGGATCCCCGGCCAGACCGTACCGCCGCCCGCTGAGGAAGATTTGGGCGAGATCCCGCCTGGGTTTAGATAATGGCTACACGAACCGAAGTCTTACAGCTCATCGATAAGCATCGTCAAGCGGGCGATGAAGCTAAAGCCGTTGGGTTAGAAAAATGGTTGGCTGAGAAAGAAGCTCCCGGTCTTGCAGACCAGAAAAGAAGGGCTTCAAGTAATTACGGCGAAGACATCCTTCGCTCAATCCCTGGAGCTTTCGCTCGTGGGAACGAATTTATCTCCGCCCCGTTTACCGCCATCGCAGACAAGCTGAGCGGGGGGGCTTATTCCGAATCGCTGGGTCGAGGAGAAGAAGCCCTTTTCGGAGACGCTGCCCAATACCTACCGCAAACTGGACCGGGGCGAATGGCGAGCGCAGGCGTCGAAGCACTAAGCAGCGCAACGGTTCCCATTGGCGGGCAAGCGGCGGCAGCGGTAAGAGGGCTCGCACCAGCGGTTAAACCGGGACTTGAAGCCGGATTGGCGGGGCTTGCAGGGCTTGCAGGCCAGTCCGCTCGCGAAACCTTACCCGAGCAAATGCCGGGGAGATCAATCGTTGCGACTGGACTTGAGTTAGCGACCCCGATGGGGGCGGCGCAACTTGCTCGAAAAGTCAGCTTAGGTAAAGGGCTTCTCCCCGAAGGAGCTAAAGCAAAACTGCCTACCGCTGCCGGACAACAAGCGGCGGCTCGGAAAGCGTTCACTGACCAGTTCGGCAATGAACAATTACTTTTCAATTTGGACAACGCTTCAGCGGTCGGAGGTCAAAAGCAGACGACCGCGTTGATGTCCAAGAATCCAGAGCTACTCGCTCAACAGCAACAAGCGGTTCGCTCTCCGGACTTCGATACAAAAGCTATCGCTCAACGCGAATCGGCGCTGAAGTCCAAGTACTTTCAGATCCTTTCTGACAGCGACGTCCACACCATTCCCCAAGCGCAGCGTCACGTCCTGAACGATCTAGCTAATCATCTTGATGCGAGTACGCCCCCCGGCGCAGCCCGGAAGTACAACCACAAGGTGATTAAGGATTTCTATCAGCAAAACAAAGCGGATATCGACGCAGTCCCCGAGCTGAAAAAATTGTTCAACCAACCAAACTCCCTGAGTTTAAAAGCAGCGATTGATTCAGATCTCGGAGACTTCTCCGCGCTATCCAAAATGGGGCTTACCAAGACCCTGAATGAAATCGACGTGTGGAAAGGCGGGAACCCCTTTACCCAGCTTGAAGAATTGTCGAAGCTCGCCAAAACCCCGCGTCAAAAGCTAGCCCTAAAACGTCAGGTACACAAGGCGTTTACCTCGCGCATCTTCGGCGACACCCGCGACGTAGGAAATATGGATGACGAGTTCATTCAAAAATCCTACGGGAAGCTAGTCAATATTTGGGACTCTCCGGGCGGGGTCGAAGCGCTGCGACAAGTCTACAATCCAGATCAGATGCTCGTACTTCACTCCGTCGTCGATCACATGACGCGTTCGACCGGACTAAAGGGCGCAGCGGGCATCTCCATGCCCTCCAGCCCGAACCAGGCTTTGAAAGACGTCGCTGGGTTGTGGACTATGAACCAATTGAATAGGGTTTACAGCTCAAAGCCAGTGCAAGCAATCTTCGGCCGTAAGTCGATGGCCGGTGGATTGAAAATCGGGTCGATCGGGTCGCGGGTCGCCAATAAGAAGATTTCTGAAATGACCGTCGGCCCCTTTAACGCGGAGTACGTCCGAATCCTTGATGATGGGGACTACGCTGCTAAAGTTGTTCGCGATGCCTTGGGCGATTCTACTCATAAGAGCTTACGAGATTCCGCAAGAGAAGCGCTCAAAGGCACTAAAGCTCCCTCACTATCGGTCGAGCCCTCTTCCATCGGCGTAGGCAGGTTCGCTCCAGGCTTAACCCCGACCGGAACCTTCGAATACGAAACCCCCTGAGCCTCTAACCACCCCTTAGCGAGCCAGCCGCCCCTCGTCTGCGAAGTGATCTTCCGCCGGGTTCGGTCCTTATCCGTTCTGAAAAACTTGTCGAAATGTCCGTTAGGGCACCGGTACCGTTGCGAGCCCAGGTCCCGGTACTCCCCGGTAAAAAGCAGCGCGGTGCTGCAAAGGGGGCAGAAGATCTTCTCAACCATCCTTCGTCACCTCCCGCTGCAACAACTGGAACATCAAGTCGTTCTGGACATTTCTCTTCAGAGATAAGGACCGCATCACGACCGGATCGATCGTCTTCCTGGCGATGATGTGATGAAGCACGACACTGTGCTTCTGCCCTTGTCGCCAGATCCGGGCGGTGGCTTGCTCATAGTGTTCGAGGTCCCAGGGGATGGAGAACCAGCAAGCGGCTCGGCATAAAGACTCTTGTAAATTAAGTCCATGTCCCGCACTAGCCGGGTGAAGGTAAAGAACGGGAAGCTCGTTCTGATTCCAAGCACGAATAATTTCACGCCCCTCTTTTGGTGAAACACCAGACCCAAGGTAAGGGGCAGCAAAGACCTCTTCTCGTAATCGGGCCAACTCGTGCCGGTACTGATAGAAAACAAGTAACGGGTTCCCTTGTTCTTCATCGATCAGTTCTCTTAACGCTTTTAATTTAGCATCATGGATAGGAGTCCCCACCCCGTGGTCGTCGTAAATCCCTCCTGATGCCAATTGTTTTAGCTTCCCAGAAAGTACGCCAGAATTGACCGCGGTGATGTCCTTATCCTTCAGCGCTAAAATAAAATCTTGTTTCAACGCGTCGTACATCGCTTGCGCGTTAGGCGGCAGCTCAACGTGGATTTTGTTTTCTATCAGCGGCGGAAGGTCGAGCACGTCGTTCGACCGATGCATGACGATGTCTGAGATCTTATCGTGGATCTCCGAATCAGCCCCCTCGCGGAGGACCCAATCCGTCCCATAAGATCTGAATATAGGAAGAAAGTACTTTCGGCGGTACGCCGTAAACCGAGGATCTAATCGGTTCCCTAAATCCAAGAGGTACAATTGACTCCACAGTTGCAAGAGCCCGTTCGGTACTGGACTTCCTGTCAAGATAATACGTCGTCTGAAATCCTTCAGCTTGTTCTTGATCAACCGGTACCGCTGCGTCCGAGCGTTTCTCCACATCGAGGACTCGTCCACAACTAGGGCATCGACCTTGTTCCAGATGTTCGTCGCTGACAGCCATGATATTCCCTCTGGATTGGCGAGATAGATATCGACGTCTTCTAGGAGATTACGGGCACGCTTCGGTCCGTGGAGGATGGAGTAACTGAGTCCGTTGAAGTTCTCCCACTTCTCGATTTCATTCGGCCAGACGTTGTAGATGACTCGTAAGGGGGCGAAGACCAACGCCCTTTTGATTGCACCGCCGACTATCAGGAGCCTAATCGCTTGTAGCGTAACTGCCGTCTTTCCCAATCCGGGACTCAAGAACAGCCCCGCGCTGGAGTTTTCCAACAGATGACCAATCGCTTCCTCCTGATAGCGCCTTGGTGAGAAGATCCTGGACGAGACTGCGTGCCTCGACGAATGATATGCAAGTTGCTGTAACATGGTCGAACTTCCTCAGTGCTTCATGCGTCTTCGCTTGTAATGGGGTGAGTTTTTCCCCTCGATTTTTGAACTCAATCCAAACCGTTCGACCATCAGGAAGGATGACGACCCGGTCAGGCACACCACGGTGCCCAGGGCTCGTAAACTTCCAGCATAAGAGACTTTCGCTCTTACACCAGCGAGCAAATTTCCGTTCTTCAGAGGTACTGGCCAAACTTACTTCCACAACGCGTTGTGGAAATTCCTCTTAATAGACACACTGTCCTCCTTTGTTAGCATTGAAGCTACACCACTTACAGAAGCGATTTGGTGTAGCTTTCCACTCTGTTTCATCTTGAAGTTGCTTAGCCTTAAATGCCCATTTTTCTTTTAGTTTAGGGAGCATTCGACGAGTGAACTCCCACGTTACTACGTCGTCATTATCTAAAAACCAGAACTCGACGTACGCATCTTCCGTATACCCGCCCGCCATCGAGATCAATGCGTAAAGGGACGCCTGGTCCCGGTGGGTTGGGTAATACCGACCGGTCTTGAAGTCTACGATGATCGACTTGTCGGGGATCAACATATCGATCTTTCCCCGGACCCAACCGTCATCCCAATCGCACCGCTCCCAATCTTCGGTCAAAGAGATCGCCACCTCCGGCTCAGCCGACGCTTCTCTTGCGCGGTCCAGCTCTTCGCCGAACGACGACTCGACCAAGTCCGGAAGACCGTTGGTGCTAAACCGGAGGTACTCTTCGATTTGCTCGTGGATCTTCGTCCCCCGCATCGCCGCATGCCCCGGCTTGTCCTCCAGCTCTTCAATCTTGTTCAAATAATATCGTAAGGGGCAGCTTTCGTACTTCGATAAAGACGAATAGGACCATTGGCGAGTCTCAGACATACGCTAACCGCCGTTGTTTTTCGCGCCACTTTCTCATGTAGACTCTAATAGTTCTTCGATTACATTCACGGCATCTTCGATGACCGTTAGTTTCAAAAGCTGTATTTTCTACAGTGTATTCGTGGCCGTTAGGACAACACGTCATTCTCGATTTTCCCACAGTAATAAGCCGGCCCTTTTCAGAACAATCCCGAATATTATCAGACTGAGTCCCAATCCAAAGGTGCGACGGATTACTACATGGTGGATTATCGCAATGATGATGAACCTGAAGTCCTTTAGGTATAGGTCCAAAATGAACCCACCAACTAATTCGGTGCGAAAGTTTCATTTGGTCATCAACTCGTATTCGACCGTACCCTTGAGAATTAGTAACGGCGAGCCACTCCCAACAATCGTCAGGTTTGCGCCCTTTGCGAGCCTTCGCAAAAAATCGTTCTTCTAATGTACCCTTCATAACTACGTTTTCTCAGTCATACTTTACCCAAGTAGCAGACGACATCGCCGTTACTTCAAACAAAGGCCTAACAGATCCCATCATCGTCATCTCATCGCGAGGATCGTAAATGACTTTTGGTATTTTAGGAGGCACCTCCTCAATTACTTTCGCCAGTGGTGCTAACGCTACCGCCGCAGGGAGCGCAGCACTTCTTTTGAAGAACCACCGTCTATTCATGTTCCCTCCTTCGGAGCCTTCGGCGCCGTCGAATACAGCGCAAGAGATTTTGCCGCTGCCCACGACAAAACGTTTACCAACCCGTATTTCTCCAATAATTCATTGGCATCGTGCTCTAAATTCTTAGATTCTAAAATCGTTAATGACTGGTATTCCCATTCATAAAAATCCCTAGCCATTACTTAGCCTCCCCCCAAGATTTGCCCGTAGTCTTATCCGTTAGCATCGGTACATCCCACTCCGACATTTCCTCCATCGCCCATCTAAGACCTTTCTCCGTCTCAAATGAAGATATGACGAGTTCGTCGTGAACTTGGAGCATAAGACGAGCGTCTACAAATTCCCTCACATCGTACCGACGAATTGCTTCCTTAGTCTGGTCCGCCGCCGAGCCTTGAATGAGGACGTTGATGAGCTTGTACCAGTCCTGGAAATCTAACGTGTACTTACGCCCGCCCCAGGTCCGAATAAACCCGTCGGCCTTATGCTCCCGCCTCAAGCGTGTGTTCAATGCCGCAACCTCCGGCAACGCCTTTTGGTGCTCCTCCCTTATCCGACGCGCCTCTTCGTGAGTGATCCCGAGCTGATCTGCTAAACGATTCACCCCGCCGCCGTAGATGGTCAGGAAGTTGCAGGTCTTCACGGCTTTTCGGTCGATGTCCGGGATACTCTTTCGGATGATCGCTTGTACGTGCGTGTGCATGTCGAGCTGGGGATTCGCTTGATAAGCTTTCGTTAAAGCGCCTCCAGCGAAGTGCGCTAAGATCCTTAGCTCTTGCTGAGAATAATCGCGGTCGACGAGCTTGTACCCCTTATCCGGGAGCACGTAATTGCGCATGAACGGGAGCCCTTTGAAGGCTTCCTTCGGTACTTGCTGGAAATTCGAGCTATACCGACCGGTACGCGTCCCTCCGACCCCGCTTTCGGAGTCTACCCTTGTCGGATTGAAATAAGGGTAAAAATAGCCGTTATTTTGGTGTGCAGAAAAGAGCCAGGGGGTCATATACGTGCCGATCAACTTACCCAGCTTCGAGTAAAGCTCCAGGTCATCGACGAAATCCTGGTCCGTACACGTCATCCGCAAGCTCGGAATAGAAACGGATTCATTCTCTTTTTCCGTTTTGAGGAACACCTTGACCAGCCCCGCATCAAAAAGCGCCTTCGCCATCTGAGGCCGTGAATTGAGGTTGATCATCGGGTCACGTAACCGCCCGCTCAGACCGTATCCCAGAATGTTTCTTCGGCGTTGAGCGAGTTCCAAGTCCACTTCGAGCCGATCGACGTCGATTCGAACGCCGGCCCGCTCCATCTTGATGGTGGGGACGACTACCGACTTTTCCCGTTCGTAAGCGGCCCTTTCTTCACTATCAAGTTGACGATCAAAAAGCTTGAATAAATCCATCGTCCGATCGACATCCCCGACCGCATATTCTCCCGCCAAACTACCCGGAGCGAAGGCGGTGTACTTCGTCTTGTCCCCGACCAGACGAGCGGGAGGATAGTTCTCTCCTAACCAGTCGTGCATCCGGTCGCGCTCTTCTGGCTTTATCTTGAAGAATTGCTCCGACAAGGGCTTCAGAGAAAGGGTCTTATTCGACGGATGCTTAAGGAAGGCTAAAATTTTCGTGTCGTCGAAGCCGCGATCTGGCATCAAACCGAAATGGTCTTCGAGCACGCGCAGATCGAACTGCGCGTTGTGCATCAAAAGAATGTTGTTCTTACATAAGTCCTTCAAGACCGTTTTAACTTTTTCCTTCGTTGTATTGTTCTCAATCGGATGCCCCCACGCGTGATAGCGACTGCGGCCACCCTTTCGAATGGCGACACCCACCGGCTCAGGCGACGACGGCGATCCGGACACGATGGGCATCGTTTCGAAGTCAATCGTTACTCGTGATGGCATTTTATTTCCACAACACGTTGTGGAGACTTATACCCACCGTCACCGTTAGTACTTGCAAGCCACTCCCAACAATCGTCAGGTTTTCGTCCTTTGCGAACCTTTATAAAGAATCGTTCTTCTAATGTACCTTTCATGTTGCCATCTCCTTTCCACAACGCTCACACCCGCGACCGGGCACGCTTCTTACGTTGGGGCGGTGCCGGCGCTGGGGTCGGGGTCAGGCTGTACGGGACGTCGGCAAGCACCGCTTCAGCGGGGAGCGCTTGTAAGTCCGCGACCGTCTCCCGGTCTTCGATTGTCTCAACGATGGAGGGGATCTGAATTTTCCCATAGCTCTCGGTCTGATCGATTTCAAACCGCGTTACGAGCTGGATCGGATCTTGCCCGAGGAACCGGTACACCCGCGTGATGTACGTCGCGAAGTTCTTCAAGCTGGTCGGGGGAATGCGGATCAACGCAATTTCGGATAAATCTGGCGCGGCCTGGTCTTCAAGCCAAGGCACCACCGCCACCCGGCGATAGTCACGGCACTGGTTGCCGATCTCGTCTTTAGCCTTGCGCCCGTCGATCCATTCGCTCATCGAACACGTTCGGCACGCGTCGGACAGCTTCGTCTTCAAGCTTGCCTTCGGCGACAAGTTCTTCGAGTCCTCGCCCAGCGCCCAACACAACGGATCAACCGCCGTTGATGCCTCCCTATCGAACGGTGCGTCGTAATAAGTCTTTTCGAAACAACTTCCGAGCACGACCACGTCGAGCGACATGCCCAGCTCAGCGCCCTGATAAACAAAGCCGCGTGAATCAAACCGAATGAGGTTAGAACCGTCGCCCTTGATCTCTTCTTGCGCCGACTTGATCCGCTCCATCAACTTCTTTTCCAGAGAAGATAGCTCCGCCTCTGACCTCGGCTTCCTGGTTACTTCCTTCGAACCCTTTCTCGCCACTGCTTTCTTAGCTGCCATCATGCTGCTCCTCGTTTACGAATGTTGAGACCGACCTTGGTGTAGATCTTGACGCCCGGAATTTGCTTCTTACGGGTTTCCATAAAAATGTTGTACGCTTGGGATGAAGGTCGGCGATGCAACAACTCGAACGCGTTGTTGCGGCGGATGAACTTGTAATAGTCTTCCCAGTCGACGACTTGAGGAAGCTTTCTTTCAGTGCGGGTGACGACGGTCTCTGCGTCGCGTGCGGTGTCCGTACCCTCTTCTTCCAACGCTTCGATCGTTAACGCCTTAACGAATTCTAATTTCGCGCTAGTCTTCTTAGCAACTTCGACAGCTTTTCGATGTTCTTCTGCCGCGTCCCGACATTGCTTTATCAGATTTCCAATCGTCATGTCTTTGCTCCTTAGTGGTCTTCGTGGTCTTTGCTTTCCACAACGCGTTGTGGAAATAAAGTGGGCAAGAGCCGGGAAATCAGGTAAGTCGCCTTTCAGTCATAGACCCTTGGCAACCCCCGGCTCTCGCCCTAGTTAGGCGGGGGTGGGAGAGAGCGAGACCCCCACCCCCAGGTTTTCAAGAAGCGTCACGCCTGTCCGTTTCCCATTCTGAAAAGGCGATCCCCCACTTGAACTTAACATTATACCGGAATTAGGGACCTATGTCAACGGGTAAGGGCGATAAATCCTTTCCCTCAATTTCTCAAAATCAGCAATCAGTTCGTTAGTTCTCTTAAAAACGCTCCCATCCAGAGATTGCCAATACTGCTCGCGAAAGTTATCGGGGAATAGCTCTAGCTGAACCGCAGTCCAGGTCGGCGAGCCCAAGAACTTAAACTTCATGCTTCGCCCCCATTCACGTACGGCTTGATCATTCTAAGAATTAGTTCGCTAGTGACAAGGTTGCTTCCGCTAGCAAGCTCGTACAATTCTTCGACCTCAGCCTGCATCCTTTCGTAATGCTTGAGCGTTCGATGAACCTCGTAAAATATTACCGAATCAGCTAAATCCGAAAGTGTTAGCGAATTGAACTTCTTCGCCGTAGTTAAATTACCCATACTTCTCTCCCCCCAACGTTCCACGTGGAACATCACTTCCTAAACTTGTCGTGCACCCACTTCACGTGCTCAGGGTACAGCGGCACCAGCCAGCACAACTGGACGCTGAACCCACGTTTCGTATCGCTGTAGCGCGATAATCGTTCAATCCCATGCGTCTTCAAGAACCACTGCCTGACCTTCGGGCCGGTTACTGGCGTGGCCTTGATGT